TAATGATGGCGGGCAGTTTTCATATCATAACTTTAATGATGGTAAACAATGGTTGGATTATTCTGCAGGAATGATCTTTGGTTATAAAGTAACAAGAAATCTTGGAGCCTTTGTAGAAGGTAAGTATAATAAATACTGGGACAGAAAGTGGTATAACTTTAAATTTGGTATTAACTACAAAATATTTTAATTATGGCTAAAAAGAAAAAAACAAAAAGTAAAAAAGATGCTTGCTACCATAAAGCTAAGGCTAAGTATAGTGTGTTTCCTAGTGCTTATGCTAGTGGATATATTGCTAAGTGTAGAAAACGTAGAGGTAAAATAAAGTAATGGCAGTAAGAAAAACAAAAGCAGGAGCTAATCTTAAACGTTGGTTTAAAGAGAAGTGGAAAGATGAAAAGGGTAACCCTTGTGGATCTTCTAAAAATAAGAAGACTAAAAAGTGTAGACCTACTAAACGTGTGTCAAAGAAAACACCACGTACATGGGGATCTTTATCTAAGTCACAAAAAGCTAAAGCTGTTGCTGAAAAAAAGAAAGTAGGAATGGGCCGTAGAACTAGCTCTATTAAAAAACGTAAGAAATAATGGCTACTAAAAAGAAAACAGTTAAGAAAAAAACAGTTAAGAAGAAAGGTGCTACTAAAGGTTGTGGTATTAAAAACGGTTGCAAAAGCAAAAAGGGTGGACTAACTGCTAAGGGCCGTAAAATGATTAATAAAAAGACCGGGTCTAATCTTAAGGCTCCTCAACCAGGCGGAGGCCCAAGAAAGAAATCTTTTTGTGCTAGATTTAAAGGTATGAAAGGTCCAATGAAAAAACCAAATGGTAAGCCAACACGTAAAGCGCTTGCTATGAAAAGATGGAAGTGTTAAATGAGTTGGTTAGGACAACATATATGGGGATTTATATCTAGATTTAGAAATAAGATATACATAGAAACTATTGAGACAGGTACATCTGATAAAGTTTTAGTTAGAGAATCAGACGGACTAGTTAAAGAGAAGGATTGCAAGTGCGCTAAAGGTGATGAAGTAAAAGAAGTGAGAGGCACATCTCCAATTCAAGTAGATAATACTGATGTAGAAAAACCTGTAGTATCTGTTACCGCTGCTTCTGGAAGTAGTAGAGGTACAATGACTGCTGCTGATTTTACTAAGTTAGCTGGTGTTGCAACAGGAGCAACAAGAAATGTTGGTGAAGTTAAAGAAGTAAGAGGGACGGCCCCTGTATCTGTAGATGCTACGGATCCAGAGAAACCGGTTGTATCTGTTAATGATGCAAGCAGAACTGCAACAGGGCTGATGACCAAAACAGAATATATAAAACTTCAAAGTATAGCAGCTAATGCAGACGTAACCCCAACATGGGTACCTGCTAAAGATCCAAGTTATCTAACAGCAACTGTTGGATTTAGTGGTACACTTACAGTTTTAGCTGATGTAGTAAAAGGAGTAAATAGTTATCTAGAGATAACAGTTAGAAACGGTTTAATAATATCAACAAAGTCTGTGTTGTCACAGAATGCTAATGGCCCTTCTGTTCCAGCAGCATCAGGCCCAACACCAAAATAAAAAAATAAATTATGCCAGTAATAATAAAACCTGTAATAGGACTAGGAACAAGAGTTATGAAGATCCGTGAATGGACCCCTATTGATAAGTGTGGGCCTAGCGGAGTTTCAGATATGCAACAGGATACAGCAAAGTTTAAAGAAGTTACTTTCTGTAATATTAATAAATCTGGTCCTGTAGTTATACATGTAGGTGTGTTTCAAAGAGGTACTTTTGCTGGGGGAGTTTTAACAACTGAATTAAATCCTCCTGATGTAGCATTGATGCTACAGTATAATACAGAAGTTCCAGTAGGTGCTACCTTTAGTTTAAAAGATTTTTATATAGATAGATTATACTTAGAGTGTGGAGACTCACAAAATGAACCAATAGTTGCTGTATGGGTTTCTTCAGAAAAAGAAACTGAGACAGGGTATTTAGATGTAATACAGAGAAGATAATGTGGAAATTATTTAAAGATAAGAACGATATAAATGAAAAGAATGTAGTTGGGTTTATATCTTTTGCTATAATGGTGCTGTTTGCTATTATAGATTTGGGAACCGCTCTTATGTACCTAGGGTATGTGGGAGGTGGTGAATTAGAAATTAACGACACTATATACAACTCTTTTGTTATGGTAACATTAGGGTGTTTTGGTATTAGTGCATTTGAAAAAATTAAAAAATCTTAAGGTTATGAAAAAATTTATTTGTATTTTATTATGTAAGGTAACGTTTAACAAAGTATGCTTAGGCTGGTGTGGACCAGACTGCTGCTTAAAAAAATAAAATTATGCCAAATAATATGAGAAGGGCGGGTATGAAGTACGGAACAGGTGGTTCTACACGTCCAAACAAAATGCCTTCTTATAGAAAGGGGGGACAAGCTAGTTTACTAACTAAAATATCTAGAGCTCCTAAGAAAAAGAAAGGAATGAAAGGCTGTGGGTGTGGTGGTCAAGTATAATAAATAAAAATAATATGAGTATACTAGGAACTATATTTAGTGGAGGAGCAAAAGATCTTGTTGAAAGTGTTGGTGGTGTCATTGATGGACTCCACACTTCAGACGAAGAGAAGCTGGCCGCTAAACAAAAAATGAAAGAACTTGTAGCTACTTATGAGATAGAGATGGAAAAGCAAATCACTTCAAGGTGGGAAGCTGATATGAAGTCTGACTCATGGCTATCTAAAAACATTAGACCATTAGTATTAGCATTCTTAGTTGTTAGTACCGTGCTATTAATATTTATTGATGCAGGTGTTATCAACTTTGTTGTTGAAGCTAAATGGACTGATTTATTGCAATTAGTATTAATCACGGTGATTGGTGCCTACTTTGGTGGCCGTTCACTAGAAAAAACAAAGAAATAATGGGACAATGTGTATGTGGTAAAACAAAAGCAGAAGACGGTTCTTGTGATGGATCTCACAAGGAAAAGTGTACTAAGTAATGTATACTTATACTATTGAACTTATACGGGTCATTGATGGTGATACTATTGATGCATATATTGACCTGGGCTTTGATGTCAAGGTTAAGAAACGTATAAGATTCATGGGTATAAATACTCCTGAGTCACGAACTAGAGACCTTGAAGAAAAGAAACGGGGCCTAGCTGCAAAAGATAGAGTTAAGTGTTTACTTGAATGCTGCTGTAGAATTGAATTAAAATCCCACGGTGTGGGCAAATACGGCAGGTGTCTTGGTGAAATAACTATAGATACAGAAGGTAAGATTGAAAACTTAAATGAATTGTTAATTGCTGAAGGTCATGCAGTAGCATACTTTGGTGGAAAAAGATAAAGATGAAAAAAATAAATTGGATAAATTCTTGGAGACAAGGAAATAAAAAAGAGATATATGATGTCTCAATTAGATTAGGAAGACTTACATTACTTGAATTGTACTGTAATCCTGGTGTTGAGCATAGATTTATAGTTTTAAACTTTGGGTTTGAGCTGTAAATTTAGTATATTATAATATACTATGGCAACTAAAAGAGATTATAAAAAAGAATACAAGAAGTTTCAGTCCTCTACTAAAGCAAAAAAGGATAGAGCAGCTAGAAACAAATCACGTAGACAAGGTCTCAAGGTTGGTAAAGTACGTAAAGGAGATGGAAAAGATCTTCATCACCCAAGCGGGCCCCGTTCTAAGAAGACAGTTGTTATGTCTGCTTCAAAGAATAGAGGCAAAAAAGAAAAAAGTAGAGTAAAAGGTAGTAAAAGAAACTACCCTAAAACAAGAAAAAAAAGTAAATAATTAAAACACTATAGAAAAATGGCAACAATTACAGCAAGACTTACTTTAACAGGCACTGGTACAACTAGTGACGTGTTAAATATAGATAAAAGCAAAGCGCTTACAGTAACAAATCCAACTGTTCAAGTTGGTACAACAAAATTAACAACAACATATGCAACAACTATTTCTGATTTAGACGGTAGTAAGAATGCTGTAGATACTTATTTGTATATTATGAATACGTCTCCAGGATCTGAAACAGTTCATGTACAAGTTGTAGCAACAGCTACATGTACTGAGTCAGGTACAGCTACAGTAACACAATCTCCTCTAGCTAAATTAGCTAAAGGTGAGTTTGCAATAGTTCCTCTTGAGGCAGGTGCTAAAGTGCAGTTTAAAGGATCTGCTGTTACTGCAGTTATGGAGTACGGCTTCTGGACTAAGGGAGTTTAGTCAAAATCATATATAGTTGCTAAATAATTGATTGCCCAATCATATGCAGCAGCCGGGTGAGTAAATAGTTTTCTTTTTCTTTTTACCCATCCGGTTGTTTTGCGTTCATATACCATGAACTCCCATTTTTTTCTATAGGGTCTACAGCTTACCCATATTCCCCTTTCTAATAAATATTTTATGTCATGTTCTTCCATATTAAAAAATATATCTAATTGTTTTTGTGTCAAAATGATTTGAGTATATTTCCTTAAACATTGCTAGAAGCTTATGCTTCTTTGCTATAGGATACCTCATCACTCCTGATCTGTTTTTAACTTCATCTGAATACTTCATAATCTCACGGGCCTCATCACTAGCTTTAATCATTTGATTAACATGATTAGTAAGTGCTATAACTTCACACTTGTTTTCACCTGCCACTTCTTTAACACGTTTAAATAGCTGATCATAATGCTTAGACCAACCGGGCATAAATATAAGAGGAGAATAATTTAAGTGTACTTCCCATCCTAATTCTTTGAGCCGATTAACATCAGCTATTCGGCTCTCTATCTTCTGCATCTTAGGTTCTAATACATCTGAATAAGCTTGAGGCATAAGGCTTACCCTTACTCTAGGTGGTTTATTAAAATGATTAACATCAAGCTTAAGGAGACCCGGATACTTAGTAGCCATAGTACTATTTAACTGAGGGTGATCATCAAAGCGCTTAAGGTAATCATGTAATGGTTCAGGCATAAACTTTTGCATTAGAACTAAATCTGAATTACAAGCTATGTCTACCATTGTATATACTGGATCTTGTTGGTTAGGAACTTTAGTGTAGCCCGCTTCCCAAGCAAGAACAGAATTAAATATGTCATCAACATTTGTGTTGACGTAAACTCTTTTACCATTATATCTTGCCATATAACAGTAAGTATTTACACAACCCCCCATACATCCGTAGATTATATTGGGAGCTATGCAGTCAGAACTATTATTATTTTGTTTTGTTATTAATGTTTTTGTTTTTTGTTTTTTAATTGCCATGTTCTTTTATTAGTGTATAAGTAATAAACCACCATGCTATAACTATTATTGCAAACACAAGAGTGCTCATAAATTAGTTATAGCCATGATAATTGTTGTTAATATAAGTCCACAAAATCCAATGAATGCTCCAATGTAACTACTTCTTTTTCCTTCCATTGATTCTATTGTTTATGTGACCTTCAATTTGTGATGCGGCATACATGCCAGTAACTATCCCTGTTATATACAGGGTTACTCCTCCAATAATGTAAATTAATTCCATTTTTTATTTAGTTTAGTTAGTTGTTACCCAAAGGGTAGATGTCTTTCCATCAGTCAGTCTTGAATAATCTTGAAGCTTATGAATTACGTAAAATAAAAACCAGTTCAGGGGTCCGTGTTAACGCTGAGGCACACTCTTAACAATAAATTGCAGATTAAACATCATACTAGAAGACATCCTAGTAATAAACTACCTCACTTCAAACACAATCAAAATAGTTTTTGCTGATTAGGATCATCAAGACCCTTGCTTTCTAACTTATGTTGTAAAGCGGCCAATGCTCTCCATGCTACCTTAGCAAGATGTAAACACCCATCATCATCATGTTCATCAGCCTGTAATAAATGTCTCATTAAAGCATCTAGATGATCCGTGCTCTTGCTTTTATCCCAATGTAAAGGCTCACCCGGATGGTGTTGCTCATTACCTATACGTGATATATTAGATACTTCCTTTAGTGCATCAGGGAAATACTTAACAACTCCTGTATATATAGGAAAATCTTTTCTATTAGGTTTAAGATCATCAATAGAGTAAGGTTTATTAAACTCTAGTCCTGGTGGACATGACATCTTCACGTCCCCAGGTGTTGAGTAATTATATGGATAGTTTCTATATGTATCATAATAATATTTATTATGTCCATTCTTCTTCTTTGTCATAGTGAAAATACATTTGATGAAGAATCATAATCACTTTGCTCATTTTCTGATCTTGCAGTATCTAATTCATCAATAGTTTTACCATCAGGTAGTTCTATTAAATGTTCTTCAGGCATTTGAATATCATCTTCTGGGTTAGTATAGTTATCTTTAGGAGCTACATGAGATGTGCTTAATACTTCTCCTGTCATAAACTCATGAAACTTAGATTGCTTTTTCATCCAGTCTCTTGGGTGAGTTGACTTGAAAGCTTGTGTAACATGGTTGTAAAACATCCACGCTGTGTCAGGATCAACACCATAAGCAAATGATGGTTTTTCCATCTCATTTTTAATAACAGACATTTGTTGACTATCTACAAGTTTTTCTTGCATATATAAACGTCCTGCTAATTCTGCTTGTTCTTTAAGTGATAAAGTTATACCCTGAAAAGCATTCTTATCAGTAATAAGCTGATTAAAGTTTTGCTTTGCTACACTTATTTGACCTGCAATTGATAATGCAATATCTGCATTAGCAGTTCCAGTATGCTTTCTACCAAACGTAGCTATATCTCCATGAACCATTCCATTATTACATACAAATACATAAGCTCCTATGCCGCATTGGAATCTAGTACTCTTATCATATGAATTGGTCCAAGCAAACATCATTCCCATATCAGCATCCTGAGTCATCCCAGGACTACTAATATGATAAATACCTTGTGCTACATTAGCATTATGACTTGCTCTAAAGGTTTGATTATCAACCGTTAAACCATTGACTTTCAATAGTTTCTGTGTGTGATCCATCACTTCTTTATGTGATACCACTGTATACGTCTTACCATGTTGTGGTAAGGATGCATTCTCAAGGAATGCTTTTGTTGTTGTTATTGCTTTTTTATGTCCCATATTGTTACAAATTTATTAAAATAAGTTTAATTGATTACTACTAAATCCTAGAATATTATTGATCTCTTTCTCTATAGCTTGCTGATAATATTTATAGTTAATATCATACTCAGAGAACTTCCCTTTTAGTTCCATATTATTAAACACGGTACTCATCCAGGGGCCTGCTTCTAACTGTATTATACGCCCATCATTCTTGTTAACTTTAATTAACTTGGATCCTGATTTAGTAATATAATATCTGTTAATTTTTTGCAGGTTATCTGACTTAGCTTCACCTTCTTTTACATACTCCGCTTTTACTTGCCAACCATTGTTAGTTTTAGAACCAATACAATAGTCTAGAATATTTGTGTTTTCTTTAAGATACTCTTCAGGTAACTTATTGTTTACAAAATATTCATATATACCTTTTGGTATTACAAGCTTGGATTTGTTTTTATGAAGTGCTAATCCTGTGAATTCAAAACGACCCTTACATTTAACAGGTGAATAATAGAATTTATCCTTTTCTACTTTAAATAAATAGTGAGAATTTTTTCTTTTTATTTCTCTCCATGTAGTTAGGTCTGTCTCAACAGGTTTAAAAATACCAATATAATTATTGACATCTCCAAAGATAAGTCTTTGATATTCATCATGTTCTAAATTTAGTTCAGTTGCCTCTTCCCATTGCTTACATACTTTATAATACTCTTCCTTTGCTGACTCAGGAATAATAGTCTCAATACCGTCAGTGTTTTGCATAATTGCACGTGCTTCTGGTATTGCTTCCATAATCATTTCATAAAGCATCATGAGCGTCAATTGCCCATTGATTGTAATCCGCATTGTGAACTCCGGATCATACAGAAAAGAATTCTTATCATTAGATAAACCATATGTACTATTAAGTATAATTTTATATACATAATTCATAGGATTACTCTTAGGAATCTTTTTTCTTTCTGTAAAGAACCACTCATATAGTTCACAAAACTGTGACTTAGGTAAGTGTGCTGGAGACCAACCATTCTTAATTGCTAGATTAGGATAGAAAGATGTAACATCTGATGACATTATTATCTCTCCTTCTTGAGGCTCATATACACCGGGGCTTGCTGCACCGTGTACTCCTCCTAAACCAAAATCTGTTTTCACTCCCTTATATTTAACACTATACTTAAAGGCCCCTTTTATATTAAGAGGGTCTAATTCTACAGTTTTAAATCTTTCAAGAAGTTTTTGAAACTCTGGTGTTTTAAATGATACATAAGGCAATATAATATCTTGTAACTTAATTACTTTTCTAAACGTTCTCATCTTCTTAAGTTCCCATTTGGGTATGTCTAACTCTTTGCTGAGGTAGTAACCAAACAGTTCCTTGCTGATCCTAGGTTCAGATGCATTAAATAAATTAATATTATATTGTTGTGATAAATCTTTTCTTAATCCTATTAGCGCTTTGGATCTATTATATATTTCTTGAGTTGCTCTTACATCATTGATACAATAATCAATAACCATATCAACTTCTTGTTGAGTAGTTATCTCTGTGTCATGAGCAATAGGCATATCAAGAATATTATTCCAATCCATTGTATACTCTATCCATTTTAGGCTAGATAGTTTTGCCATATTATCCCAATGATTTAACTTGAATACATCTATTTGAGGAATGACCATCTTCCATTCAGGATACTTAGAGAACTCTCTGTTGTTAGATCTTTGAATAGTAGCTTGTGCTTCCTCATATATATGATGAACTAAGTCTTCAGTTGATGCTGCTAGCACAGCTTTCTTCTTATCAAGAAACCAGTGTGTTATCTGTGCATCAAATCCTAAACCATTAAATGATATATGATACTCTTTATTATTTTTATTTTGTTCAAGAAATTCTATAAAAGCTTTTCTATCATCTCTGAATTTATGAATAACAAATGTTTTAGTCTCTTCTGTTTTGTAATGTTTAAATACTCCACAAAAGAAATTACACAATGTTTCATAATCCATTACCCAATGGTTCTTCATATTTTAAATCTTCCCCATTTAGGATCTTGAGCATCCATATCTGCATCAAAATTTGCTCTATCAGCAGCTTTATTATGATGAGCATTGAATAATTTTAAATTTTCATTCTCTTCTTCAATTTCACCACTATATTTCCACAACTGATCTGCAGTCATTTCTATTGGACCGTTATCTTTTTTGTCCTGTTTTGCTTTTATTATCCCTTCTATAAACTTTTTTATATTTTCTTTCATAAGCTTCCATGTTTTTCATTAATTGATTTTGTTGTTCTATTCTACGACCTTCTTCTAGTGCATATCTCCCTAGAAAAAAGGTACCTGCAAGTACTGCTAATAATATTATTGTTGACATTGGTTTAAATTTGAGACCAAAAAAAGGGACCGAAGTCCCTTTCCCTGGATTGGTTAATAAAGAAAACCCTAAACTAAGTTCAGGTTAGTTGCTTTCTCGGAAGAAAGTGCTCTTTTCATTTCCTCCACATCATTCTCAATGATAGGAGCATATTCATATGAATCAGCATTTATTGCAAATCTCTCAATGAAATCCTTGATTTCAGTTTCTTCTACAATATAATACTCAGCATGTGTTTGCATCATAACTCTTTGTTCTTTGGTGTCTTTACCATTTGGTCTTTTACCAATTTTCATTTTGACTTCATCTCCATTGTCATCAATCTTTGGAACAAAGTGATAAGAATTTTTATTAATTCTTGAAATAACAGCAAGTATTTTACTACTTGGGTCAAAAATAACCTCTACATATGGACAATCCACAGTAACAGGTGTTAACTTGAATGTTTTGTATGGTCCCCAGTTTGATGTTGTTAGCAACATATTCTGTCCATACATTGGTTTTGTGTTTCCTTTACTCATTTTAAAATATATTTTGAATTAGAATACAAAGATAACATTTTATTCTTAAAAATAATAGCTTTGTCAGGTTTTTTATATATAAGGTGTTCTTTATCCATATCCGGTTTACTACATAGTTCTCCTACCTCTTGCAGCTGTGATACATCAACATTAAGTTCTTCTGCATATTGATCCATATAGTACTTAGGATATAAAAATTCTTCAACATATCTTGCTATTGCACCTTTCTCACCAAAGAAATTCATAACAGTATCTTTTGTTGACTCAGTGAAATTAGAGTATTTTCCTCTGACCAGGCTTACATAGTCAGAAGCAAAATCACTCATATCAAACACATATAGGTGAACATTCTTATCAAGAGAGACATAATCAAAAAATAATATATTAGAAAACAAAAAGTCATTTTCAAATCTTGACCACTCTTCACTCTTTTTCTGTTCATATAGACAAATAAATTTCTTATCCTTTACGGTGAAATTATCCGCCCAACTTAAAAACGTTTCTACTGGAACAAAATCCACCCCTTTCTTTATACCTAATAAAGGATAGAGGAAGACTTTGCTTTTTTGGAAGTATTCTGTATACATTTATAACACAACTTTATTATTAATAAACTCATACGGTAAATCAAAGTTCATTTCTTCTAAGTGAAACTTACACGCCTTTAATACTTCCATGAGTTGCTTACCCCATGATTGCATTGTAGCTTCACTTACTTCAAAATTATACACTTGATTATACGTATCTACTACTATAAAGTTAAAGTTTATTTTGTAACCTTGTATACCATCTGGTATATTTTTTAATACCAACATTGTATAAACAGCAGCCTGCATCCAATAATTATAATAATCTACAGTGTCAACAAAACTGACGATAGACTTACCTGACGTTTTTATGTCTATGATAGTGATTGCTCTTTTCTTATGGTCTATAATGTATTTATCTACATAACCCTTAAGACCAAACTTAATATCCCTTAGATCACATTCTAGGTATGATTCTGCAAATGATTCAGTTTCATCTAACTCAAAGTCTGTTATAACTGGATCAAGTAAATCCATTATATCTTTCTTTGACTTAACAATCTCTACACGTTCTAATGTTCTGTCATACATATCCTGATCAATGATGTCTTTACCTTCTGATACAAGTAGAAATTTAAAATACTCCTTGTTATCATCCGTGAGTACCTTAGATAATCTCTTTGAGTCATCTTTGATAGACTGATATAAATTCTGATGTTTCAATGCACTAATGATCTCAGGTTCTAAATCTTCTAAGTCCCCAACAGCATTTCCTTTAACTTCATTAAGGACTCTACGCACAGCATCTGATGGTATCTTACCCGGTAGTAATGCAAAATCATTCTTAAAATTATCTGGTTGCAATAATAATAGATGTAACAACCTGCCCTCTATTAGATGCTTTTCTGTTCTTACTTCTCTATCTTTAAGGACATAGTCCTTGTAGAAAAGCTTAGGGGAGAACCTAAGTCTATTCATACTTGAATATGAAAACTTAAATTCTCCTCTGTCATACTTATCTTTAAATATTTGCTCTTTATCTGTCATATTAAAATGGTAATCCGTCATTTAATTCTAGGGTGCTGGCCTCTTTGACCGCTTGATTAAACCCTACACTCTTTACTTTACTCTTCATATCAGGAGTTAAACTTATAGAACTTCTTTCTATTTTGAATACTTCCTTTGAATTTGCTAGACCTGTAGCATTAAGAACTACTTCTTCAAATACTAAATCTAATACATGCTCCATTGCATTCTTAGTTAAAGCATCATCTTCAACAAGAAGCCTTATAAGATTCTCATACCTAACTGCATTCCCATAGTTATAACTTGTATTGTCATAATATTTCTGAAAAGCTTTTCTTAAACTCTTAAAGTTAACCGTGTTATAAGTTTTGGTATTCTTAAAAGTTTCAAAGTAATGAAAGAATAATATTGCTATATAAGTCTTAGATGTTTCAATGTTACAGTTTGCCAACGTTGTCATTGCTACTGTAATATCTTCTCTGTTACCAGACTTAATCATATCCTTTAACTGAAGATACATTTCATCATCTAATGTAACTGAGTCAGAAGACATTAATTTATTAGCGTCTTCATCTAAGATCCATTTAAAGTTTCCACTAACTATATCTTTAAAGGTTTCAGCATTCTTACTTTCTATAAAAGCTCTACAATCAATTGCGTTGCTATTCTGATTAAAAGAAGTCATCACCGGCTTGAAATATTTTTCAATACAATCAGGGTGATAATAATAGTTACCATTTCTAGTATTAATTAAACAGTCATCTTCTAATCCATCAATTACTTTAATTATCTCTAACCAATTATCAAAAGACGCAGTATTATTCTGAACAACTTCCTTAAACATATCAACAGTTACGTACTCAGAATACCATGTCTCTTTGATTATGTTAGTTAATAAACCATAAGATAATATTCTAACATCAGCTTTGCTAGCATCTCTAATAACTTTTATGTCATTATCAGTACAAAATAAAGATACCTTATCTCTAGATAAATTTAATTTTGGATACCTGTACATAGTTTTAATACCACTAAAGTCATGGACTTGTTGTGATTTTAATTCATCTATCATACTTCTAACATACTTATCCATTCTGTCATAACCACCACCACGGTTACGTTCTGCATCTTTAGCAGTTAAGAATACATCAGGTATGTAATGACCCGGATCTTTTAAGATTATATTTTCTTTTTTTATTTTAGCATGAGCAATTCCTTCATCATCAGAAGGCATTTGCCAGTTTAAATCATAAATTTTTATCAATTTCATTTTATTAATTTTTAATTTTTAAATACTTTTCTCTATACTCTGGTTTAATCTCTACTTTAAATACATATAAATCTCTATTAGATATATAAATATCTGATCTACATTTAGGCTCCATGTATTTAAATCCTACAGGAGTTAATACTCCTAATTCATCATGCTCTTTTATAAAATCTTCAGCACTTAGTCTTTGATACCAGTCAAATCTAATATCATCAACCCAATGACTAAAGTCTTTATTACGTGATGAAATTCTGTAATGACTAATTTCTTGACACATCTTCCAGATCAAATGGTGGTTAATATCAGACTGAATAGTAGGAAGAATCTTAACTAACATCTCTTTGTCATCATCACCGCTATTATACATAGCCACAATAGTTTCTAACAATTCATCTGTTAAAGGTTGCATGTTAGGAGATTCACGTAAGACTCTGTCTTCATCTACTGTCTCAGCACCATTTCTAATCTTCTCTAATATTTCTAATCCCATTCCTGTATATACATAACAATCATATGGAAGAGAATCATATTCAGCATAAGACAAACTACTGTTTAGTTTTTCCCACATACCAGGATCATTTATCACATGCCCCACTTGCTCTTGTTCCATCCAATCATTCATTGCATCACACAGAGGTTCATGAGTTTCAAATTCAGTTATACTATAACCGTTGTTTACTTTAAACATGATCTTACGCATTGGAAGATTTTCTGAATGATTAAGATCTTCATATACATTATAGTTAGTAATAAATATATCTGCGTCAGAAACTTTATTAGTTATCTTTATGCTATGTTCACTAAGTTCCTGCTTCATTCTATCTGCAGATATACTTGACCCTGGTAAGATAAATGCTTTCTTACCATTCATATTTCTTAAGGGAGTTTCTTTATCCCCGGTAACCCAATCTTTATGTTTTTCCCATGCGTCTCCACAATCACTTACAATTACTGTAGTACGTTTAGAGCTATCTCTAGAACAGATCATACCATTGATGTCTGTACTAGAGAGCCCTAAATTAGTAACTGTTTGTGTCATAGAACGCACATCTTTGTGCAATTCTTTACTCATATTACTTAAGTGTCATTTTAATAATTTCCGGATTCATCATAAACTTATTAAACTTCTGCTTGTTACCATTAAAGATAGTTCTAACAACTAAATACTTAAGATCATTAGAAAAGTAATCTTTAGTACACAATTTTAATAGTCTATCAGTAATCTTCTGATTAACTGTATTCTCCTTAGAGTATACAACAGCATAGTTAGCAAGTCTTGTTGCTAATGTTGAAGCAATGTCTGCACGGTAAGTATCTTCTTTACCAACACAACTGCTCAACTCTCCTACTATGTATGCCTCATTCTCATGAGTTAACAAGTCTTTTGGTGTAACTAACTTGTCTAACTTATTGTTAATGAATATTGTAAACATAGAAGCAAACTCCTCACCTACACTACCTTCACCAATCATTTGGATTAATGGTAGGTTTTCATCAAAGTTATCAAAGCTAGATATAGCATTAAAGAATGTTGATATAGATCTAGCATTAGTCTCTTGAGTTACTAACTCAGGATGCATTAATAAGAAGTTAATACATCTAGTGTCTATACCTTCTTCTTCTGCCCAACGAGCCCATACATCTACATCAAACTTTAGATTAGCTGTAATGTATCTTGTCTTCTGTGCTGAGTCAATACTATTAACCATGTAATCACCGTTATCAGGATTAGCTGTCAAGATGATGTGCCAATCTTCTGGTAAAGTCCATGAGATGTAAGTCTGACGGTCTACTAACTCCATAACTGCTTGGATGAATCTTGTATCTGCACGATTCCAGTCATCAAGTAAAAGGATACCACCTTTCTTTCTTCCTGCTATCCATTCAGGTGCACAGTAAGACATACGGTTTGCACCGGTCATCTTCCATCCACTCTTAAGATATTCAGATACAGCTAACTCATCAACCCACTGACCAACTTTCTTAGTAGTAGTTTTATTTGCTAGCTTAAGTAGATCATCAGTTGCAGCGCCAGTTCTACCATAGTTTACATCATCACCCTTAACAGGTACTTGCTTCTCTTTATACATTTGGAATTGTCTAGTAGGAAAACCTACAAGGTCACCCAACTCTTCTATCTGTGCTAAGTTTAACTTAACAAAATCTAGATCATGTTCCTTAGCCATATCCATGATAGATGTTGTCTTACCAATACCGGACTCACCAACAACTTCAATTGCTACTGGTTTCTTTCCTTGCTTCTGTAAGAATCTGTTATTATCTACTACGTGATTTACAAATCCTTTTAGTTCATCAATGTTTAAATTTACTTGTGCCATAATTTCTTTTATTTATTAATTTGAATTTTGAGTCCTGGTAAGTCTTCATTTATACTACAACGAGAACTGTGTACCCAAAGAGCATTCTTTGGACAGTCTTCTGGAGTATATGCTTCACCATCTGTTAAATATATTAGAGCAGTGTAATGCCCCTTTTCATTGTAATGATCTATTACAGGTTGGAAGCTTGTGCCTCCTCTACCTTTGATCTCCCAATCCTTTCTTGGATTGAATTCCTCTACGGAATTTATACTTGTGTCACACTGTACTACTGTAATTTTGTGACCCGTTTTATGCATGTGTGTAAGCTCATTCATGAACTCTTTAAGTTCATCATTAGATACAGATCCGCTTGTGTCAACACCAACACAGATATGATTCTTGTATTTAATCTTAAGCCCTGGACTACCAGTATACCTTTTATTATATTTACGCCTAAGTTTCTTAGTGTATATAATACTAGAATTACCAACAAATCTTCTTAAGTATTGCTTCCACGGAAATGCTGGTTGTTCTATTTCATTTAACTTCCTTATTATCTCTGCTAATTCACCAGGTATTGAACCACATCTTTTTTCAGTAGCTTCAGCAGTTTCTTTTAACTGATGTTCAATTTGTTTTTGAACTAACTTCTTATCAGCTTCAGATAATTCTTCAAACTCATCCCATGTAGGATGACAATAAGGACTAGCCCCATCCATATTACCTAATATGTTATCTAGTGTAGGAGACGTACCATCTTGTTGTGCTCCCTTTAGAAGATCATAATACACCTTAGTACCTGCTCTTGTTGGAAGATTTAATTCAGAAAATGTTTCTAATGTTAGACCACCTTCTGGAAGATAATCATGATCAATATACTGATTGATCTCTATGTCTGCGGCTACATTAAACAATCTCATATCATCAAACTTATCTCTTATTAACAAATGCCCAAAAGACACATGTAATATCTCATGCTTTAATAAACCAATCTGTTGTTTTTCATTTAGTCCATCAAAGAATTCTGGATTAATTGCTAGCTGCACACCCATTCCATTCTTGCTCACACCTGCAGTGGGCAAATCATTTCTATATTTCTTGTTCATTCCAACGAGAAACAAACCATAGAATGGTTCCTTAAACATCAGTGACTTACAAGCTTTAGATACTTTATCTACTATTTTTTGTATGTTAATAGTTGTATTCATCTTTTAGTCTTTCAAATATTAAACGTTCATTATTATTATTTACTAATTTTTCAAAGTGATTTAACCTAAATCTCCAGTTGTATTTGATCTCATCAAATCCAATACCCTTCATAAAGTCTATTCTCTTGGTTCCACCAAAAGATTTAATCATTAGTAAATCCAGGACATGTGTCCTATTGTGATTTTTATATAATTCTAAACCCATAAAAAAATCCTCCGGGTTGGAGGATCTCATCATTTCTATAAGCTTATCATATACTTCTACATTTAGCTCGGCCATATTACTATTATATTATCATTCATCTTTTAATTTATTTAACTGTTCTTCAATTTCAATCCAGACCCCTGGATTTTCTTTATCATATTCATATGTTTCAAACTTTGGTATTATAAATTCACAGTTATCATCTTCAATCCAATCATGTTTAACCATATCATCTTGTACAGTTTGACATGGATTAATGTAATCAAACTTATGGCGGCTACCCCTAACAAACTTAAAGGTTATAGTAAGAGGGAATTCATACTTAGCAATCTCATATTTAAACTGAGGTGCTATTCTTATATAATCTCCTTTAGTGTCTGTTCTATACTTCATAACAGTTTTACTTGCTATAAAGTATTTTCCTGTCCACCTTCTACTATTCTTTGAGCTTGGTACATTACCCGGTATCCACCATTTCATATGCTTGATTTTATTAAGTTAAACAACTTAGGCTTAACTGCTTCGGCCCCATACTTTTTAACTGCATCTGATATATCTTTTTCAGATTTAATATATATACCATCTATATTATATACACGTTTGTATGTCTCCATTGCAGTGTGACCTGCTTCATCATTATCAAACAAAGATAATACTTTTTTATAATTCTGCTTAAGATTATGAATGATATGTGGCTTGATGATAGTGTTCTCACTATGTGGAGCTATAAACTCTAGATTAAAACCAAAAGAACTAAGACACATTCCATCCTTAAGAGATGACACTATGACTAAGTAATCTTTCTTATAAGTTAATTGGTCAAGTCCTTGAAGATGTTCTAACACTTTGGTAAATTTATTTTTCTTGCTATGAGGTTGATATATCTTATAGCATTTACTTGACGTGTCAAAGTATCCATAGATCCCTTGCTTTTGTATCTTGATTTTTTCAATACCTGATTCAGAATCCTTTACCATAGTAAAATAATCTAATGGTAGTACTAAATGTTTAGCTAACATTGATGCACCTATATTAAACTGTAACCAAAACTCTGCGTCTTGATCATTCCAGTCTCTTGTTATTGTAGCATCTAATTTAAATTTTGGAGCAGGTACAAATTCTTCTGAATCAAATATACCACCATCCATTACCCATTTATTATAGTCTTCAACTATTCTAAACAAAGCCTTGGAATAATTCAGGTCAAATAATTCTTGTACTAGATCAACTTTACTTCCTTGTTTACCTGTAGAAAAATCTTTAAACTTATATTCATTCTTATATGGACATAAATAGATACACATACTTGGAGTACGTTCATTAGGATTAAACACAGACTTAATCTTTAAATCCTGACCGGCTAACCTTTCAGGTAAAGTTAAGTAGTATTCAAATACCCATGCACTATTCACATCATTTTTATTATCAGCAAATCCTTTTGTAGTAAACATAGTATTAATATTAAAAAGTTAGGGGGCTGTGATCACAAATAGATCCCCATTTAATTTTCCTCTGATGGAAAAACCCCTTACTTTTATTGTTTATTAAAGATCAAAGTCAGATCCTGCAGAACCATTCATAGCTGGTTCAAAGTTACTATTAGATGATGGAGCAGATCCTCCGTCTTTCTTAACTAACTTACGTACATGAACTTTCTCATCAAAAGAAATTAATCTACTGTTGTTAATCTCAACATCAGTTGACTCAGCAGGGATACCATCCTTTGATAACTTAGGTAAATATAAATCATTGTTTATATAACCTTCTTTGTTCTCCCATTCTCTTGATCCTAAGCATACATTAAAGAATGTACCTGAGAATAATTTGCTTGCTGCAGATACAAAGTCCTCAATTGTTTGAGCTTCTACTGCATCTAGTTCACTTCTCTTGTTCATTACTTCACTTAAGAAAATCATAGACTTAAGAACTTCTTGATCTCTATCAATCTCTCTACCGCTTGGTAAAGTTGTAGACTTATATGGATAAGGAGTCATTCTAACTCTACCAATTTGTCCTTCATATCTACCTGCAGACTCATTATCTTTATCTCTAAAGAATCCTTCAAAGTCTCCACTAACTGGTTCAGTTTCTACATGTAGCATTACATTGTATGCTTCAGAGTCATAAGGAGTTTGCTCAAATGTTATTGAGTTTATTCTTACTACGTTATTTCCTGGTCCCATTAAAGGTCTTACTTTACCGGCACCTACTTGCATGTCTTTTGTATTTAACATCTTTTCTTTTTTTAAAATTAATAATTATTTTTCATACTCTGCTATACAGTCTTTAACTAACTGTAGATCATTTTCTATAAAGGAATCTTTAAACATTCCCATTGGAGATTTACATGTGTTCTCTCCATTATTTACGGTATCAAATCCATACTCTAAACCATCTTCATCTTTCTTAACACGGCCAAATAGAACTATAGAAAATAAACCTTCTAACGTTAAGGTGTTGTCAATCATCTTACCAATTGTTTTAGCCTTAACTTTTCTGTGTCCATTAACATCTGTTGAATCCTCTGAGTGAGTTAAGAAAAAGATAGTTAAGTCATCTCTCATATCTTTAGGCATCTTAGCAACCTGTGCTAAGTTAGCTGCAATCTGAGTAAACTTATCATAACCTTTCTCATTGGCTCTGTCAAAGTATTCAAAGCTGGACATATACTGCCAGTCATCAACAACTAATGTCTTGATGTTAGGCATTTTATCATTAACATGATTCATTGCTTTAATAATACCAGCCGCTGAAGATGCTGAAGTCATATTACCTTTTGGATTATCTTTAGAAATGTTTTTGTAATTTCCTTTCCAACCTTTAAACGGTAGTGGTTTATTAGCAATGTTAATAATGAAAGTCTCTTTTGGATCTAATTTTCTGATTGAGGTAGACTTTCCTGTACCTGAATCTGCAATAACTAATACGCTTTGTGCCATTTATTTACTTAATTTTTGGTTAATACTTAATAGTGCTTTTTCTATTCCTTTTAATACATCTACAATGTCTCTCTCTGACTCAGGATTTTTTATATTAATATCCCGTGTTGTTAAGTTAGTCACTGCTTCTTCTAATGTTTCTTCCTTATTAGATCTAGAATTTATATCATTGATTACTTTTAATTCACCAATAGGAATGATATGTCTTTCATGTCCTGACTTTGATGTAACTAATTCATACTCTTCAGCCCAATGAGGATTGTGTTTTAATAAATACAATGTTCTCTTTAGATCTTCAGACTCATAAGCAATGCTTACAAATTCAGTATATATATCTTCCCCCTTTTGTAATTCACTAGGGAAAAATGATACATGCTTTTCATCCTTACCAGGTGGCCTGTATGCCATCTTAGGAATATATAATGGATGTTGTAACTTCTTACCTTCAAAATAAGGCTTATGTTCTTCATACAACTCCAATACTTTTTTCTTTCTTTCAGCTGGTGTCATTTAATTAATTTTTATTTATACTTGTCTACGTGGAGCTTGAGCTGGTGTGTCCATCTCTAAGATTTCCATTCTTTCAAATGCTGCTTTGAAGAATGACATACGTGCATCACCATTCCTTGCCTTAAGGAAATGTAATACTAAAGTTTTGTCATCATCAATAACATATCTATCTGGTCCATAATATTTAATCTTCTGCTTAGCTGGCCGGTTAATACCTATTAAAGTATCAGCATGCTGTAGCATTGCATCAGATCCAAATATGTCTGACTCAAGAATATAGTTACCATACTTACCATCAACGGCCCTATCTGGGTTATCAATGTTTCTATTAAGCTGAGACAGTGCTATAAATAAACACGGATATTCACGCTTAACTTGTGTAAAGAATTCACCTAATTCAAATAACATATCTAATCTATTGTTCTGATAAGGTGCTCTCTTAACTAGTATAGTATGGTCCAAAGTTATTATAGTCTTCTGTCCTTTATGTTCATTCATATACATGTCAACCTGCTCACGCATTTGATTAACAGTCATAGGTACTGATACTATATCTACAGGAAACTTAACTCTATCCTTAGCATATAGATGACATCTATTAAATGTTTCAGAATCTAATGTACTACCTGCACTACACAATTGTTTATATGTTTGACCAGTAAGTGATGAGAACTCTCTAATTGCTGAGGTTCTACCTACCATTTCAAACTGAAACTCTAATACTCTGAACTCATCCTCTGGATTAAGTATAAATGATTCTCTAATGATCTGATCTTTTATTAATGTCTTACCTGAACCAGGTCTTCCACCAATAACAGTGAGTGTATTCCACTCTAATCCATCTGTTACAGCATCATTGAACTTAGGCCACGGTGTATATATGGATTTCTCCTTGCCTGATTGTCTATCAAGCATATATCTAAGTGCTTCTTGGAAGGCGGTATGTTGGCCATTCCACATTGGTTTATTACTCATACAACGTTTTCACTAAAATGATTATTATCTTCTTCCTCTACTCCATCTCTGATCATATCACAATAGTCTGCAAGTTGTGATTGTTTAACCTTACTTTGATCTGTTTTGGATATAAAGTATTGACTAGTCTGCATATAAAGATAATCTTTCTGTGCATACTCATTAACATATCTTCTTGTAGCATCAATAACTTCGTCCCATGTGTAGTCATAGTTCTCAAAGAACCATCTAAAATTATTTATTAATGTCTTCACATTAACTCTGGCCGGTTTACCATGTGGTAATTTACCTGCAGGAAATAGTTCTCTATACTCCTCAACCTTTTCTGTATACTCTTTACCCATTAGATGGATATTAGTTTTCTTTTTAGCTTTAGTAAAGTAAGCATCATATTTTACTATGATGTCTCTACCTTTCTTAGTAATGTCAACAGATTTACCTTGTTCATAATTAACAAACTTCTGTTCAACTAACCCTCTTATTTCTAGATGAGGGTTAATTGTTTCAATACTAGTACCATTATCAACTGCATAAAGAAGCAACAGCTGATTTGGTGTTAGCTTGTCTATTAACATTTCCTGTAGTAGTTCCCACATATTCTTTTATATATTTTTTAAAGTGATTAAACATTGAGTTGAATTGTGAATCATTAATTTCTATGTAGTTTTCTATAGTTTTTATACTATGAATAACTGTAGCATGATTCTGTATTAAGAACCTACCTATACCTATCTTACTGTATCCATACTTGTAAGCAACATAAGAGAATAACTGTTTCCAAGCTACTATTTCTTTTGTCTTTCTTTTAACTCCTTGTAATGTTTTAAATTGTATTAATTCATCACAGTGAGTATGCATTGCAGGAATAAATAATAGTTCAATGTCTTTAAGAGTAAGTCTCTCAGTATCATTTACATAAGATATTGTACTTTTAATTCCTCCAACTTGAATGTTGACAGGGTACTGATGTTTAGATTCAAATGTTTCTATAAAGTTGGCTACATCTTTAGCCATCTCTGGTGTCAAAATACTATTGTCCATATTGGTTTTTTTGGGTTAGCAAATATACAAAATTAATTGTATTTTATTTAGATTTTTTTCCTATATTTGTACCATAAAATAATATATTATGAGTGACGAACAAGAATTAAAATCCTTTGAAAATAAGGTAAAAGAGATGATTGAACTTAGTGAACAATTACCTCAAGATGTTTTCTCAGCAGTACCTGATGAAGACACTGTTGATATTAAAATTTCAGGTGCATTTAGTAGAGCAGTTGGTAAAGCGTTAGAGTATATACTAACTTCAATTGATCCACTAGAAGCAACAAGAGCATTAGAATTTATCAAGGCAGACTACAAAGATGTAGATACTACTCTTGTAAAAGACTATGATGTTGCTATTTGGGTTCTATTGAATATCCAAAATGAATTTAATGCACAAGCGGGCCTTCAAAAGAAGACTAGAATATATGACAGAGAAGCCTTTATGGGTGCTTTAATGTCTAAAGATCCAGATCAAATCAATCCATTAACGGATGATGAGATAGCTGAGCGTGTTATAGCAAATCAAAAAGAGATTGATGATAAGCTAAAAGCAGAAAAGAAGAAGAAGAAAAAAACCACTAAGAAAAAGAAGAAAGACTAACGTAAGTTAGATCCACAAAAATCTCCTAGTGCAATTGCTGCTTGTATGGCAGCATTCAGTTCATCTGTATCACAATCTGCAAAAGACTTACATACTTCCCCTATACATAGGCCGGCTTTGTCCTTTATTTCTTCTTTTAAAGGTTCAAAGTCCATGCCTGTGTCATTAGCTAATTGTCTAATCATTGCATGAATTCTTTTCATTTGTGCATATGTTGCATCTTTACCT